ATCAAAAGCTGATATGGTCATTTTTTATAACCTAAACTTTTTCTATTACCCCACAACTTTTGCCAGGACCAAACATTTAATTTGCTAGACCAATGATAAATAAATAAAACTAAATGTTTCATTATTTTTTAACTAATGAACCACCAAAATACAAACCAATAATTGCAGATACTAAGTTGGTATCTAATGGTGTAATAACTAAACTATTTGAAGATAATGTTATCCATTTCATTATTTCTTTCTCTGGTATAAAGAAAAATGAAGGTCTAAATTCTAAATATCCTACAATTACACTTATATCAGGTGATATTAGTGGCATTAGCTTTGGTAATAATACTATCGCAAAAACAGCAGTTAATGCTATAATTCTTCTAGTCCATTGGAATCCTTCATTAGCATATTCTCTGGCTTCTTTAAAACCTTTTTGTTGTACATCAGCTCTAGCCAATAACATTTTTTGTTCTGCTTGTTTTGCTTTAATACTTTGCGACCAGAGACTCATTACTCCACCAAGTAAAGTAGAGCCTAGCATTGTTATCATTTCAAATGGCATCTTTTTTCTTCTCCTCTAATTCTTTAATTTTAGATAAAGCATCTTCAAGATCTTTATTACAGAACTCTAGTTTTTGCAAACACCTTTTGTTTGCCGCATCTTTAGATTTACCGGCATCTTCAAGTTCTGCTATCTGTTGTTTTAATATTCTAACTTGGTCTTTATATTCATTCAGAATTTCACTAGGATCTGAACCTTTAAATGGTTGCATATATAATTTTTACCTTCAGTTTTTTTTGTTCTTTAGTAGTTTGTCTGGCAATAAGAGTTCCTTTGGTTTTTCTTTTATAACCATCTTTTGCAGTATAGTCTTGTTTTCTAAAGTTTTTAGACTTAACATCATAAGCAGTATACTCACCAGTAGATATATTTAAAGTAACAATATCTACCGGTCCGAGTCCTCCAAGTGGCGTAAACACTAGGATATTGGGGTCTTTTGCAAAATTAAGTTGTGCGGCAAGTTCACTTACTAAACCGGCAACTGTTTTTTTGTGCCTAGCCATTCCACTTGAAATAGCCTAGTAACAAGCCAACAAAGCCACCCAAAATAAGAAGAAGATTAATTGCACCTTTTCCTTTATTTATATCAGTTCTAAGTTCTTTAATTTCTCTTTTAACTTCATCCATACTTTTAAATAAAGTTTTCATTCTTTCCGCACATATCTTTTCGTGAGCAGAAAGTCTAATACCTGTTGAAACTTCACTAAATTCTTTTGATGTTATGGTTTTTTTTCTAGGCATCAGTTTTTTCCTCTGGTGAACAATAAAATTTTACAAATAATTGGTTTTCATTAACAACAACTCTACCCATCTCTTCCATTTTTTCAATAGATTTTTCATAACCTTTTAGTAAACAGGAGTATTGATCTTCATAAAGAATATCGTTAAGTGGATGTGGTGGTAAACATGTTCCAGAAACACCACTACAAAGAATCATGTTTAGAATAAAGGTCATGTTAATTAATTATCTTGCTGCGTAGCTTTTAGGTAACAAGTTACCTCGCATTACAAGGAACGCCATTTGAATTTACGAATGGTGCTTCTGCGAAAGCCATATAAATAAATGTTGCACCACTTGCATTTACAGTTGCATCATCATCTCTAACTTTAAAACCATTAGACAAGAAATCTGATGTATGATTTACTGCATCAACCTCTGTGTCATTTGCTGGTATTCTTCTACCTGCACCATCATTTATTGGGTTTCTTTTATTATCAAATACCATCCAACCAGTTC